GTACCCCGGACCCAGTATTCATGCGGGTTTGCGGGCTAGTACATATGCCGTGCGTTTGCAGCGAGTGTACCACCTCGCCTCAGGTTCGGGACACTCCCTCTCCCATTCGGGGCGTCCGTCATCTGGCGAGGAAAAAAATCCGCCATTGCAAGACGGACGACCATCGCGCCCGACGCCGGCCGGTCGCCGCGCGTTGTTCAGGACATCACTCCCGATCTCACCGTGGTTCGATGACGGCGACAGTATTGGGGAGGTGAATGCACTTGGCAGGAAACGCTGGTGCGGCCGGTGATCACCGACGCAAATAAGCGTGCTGTCTGCGCTGACCGGCTACCGCTGCGACTGATGGCGGCATCGGCAGTCTGGCGTCAAACCTCGACGGCTTCATAACGGCGCTGGAGCCGGGTTTCGTGCCGCGTGATCTTCGACAGATGGGCGCATTGCGGGCACCAGTGGCCGACGCGAATGCTTTGGGGCTTGGAATGCCAGCGATGGCCGCGTGCGCATTCCCATTCCAGCTTGGTCACGGAGTTGACGTAGGTGTCGGAGATGCAGAGGCCACCACGCTCCGCCGCCATCTCGCGCATCGTTTCGATGCTGAGCTTGCGCCTGCCGTTTGCGCACATCTGGCACCACGTGCCACGCAGGACGTTCAAGCCCATGGTTCCCCACTCGTGCCCCTGCGCGCACCGGAAATGGTAGCGGGTTCTGGCATTTTCATAGCGATGCGCGAGGCATTGCCCACCATGCTCCTGCGCGATGCGGTGCAGTTCGTCCAACCCGTCCTTGTGGCGAAAGGCATCGCTGCGCGCCTTGTCTGCGCACAGTCGGCACCATTTGCCGCGCGCGACGACCGAGCCGGAGGCCGTCCACTCATGGCCCTCGGCGCAACGGAAGCGATAGGTGTCCATCATCCGGGCATAGGGCTGCGGTAGCCATTCGCCGCCACGCTTGCGGGCCGCCTCCTGGATGCGAGCCAGCCCGGTTGGGTCGCGCCGGGCCTCGCCGCGCCGGATGGGTGCGCAACACGGGCACCAGCCCCCCGTCAAAACGCGGTCGCCCCGCATCTCGAACTCGTGACCGAGCCGGCAACGAAAACGGTATTTGGCGGCGCTGTTGCTGTGGCGGGTAGACAGGCATTCGCCGCCGGCTTGCTGGGCGATCTGCTGTAGCCGAGCGAGCTTTGCCTCGGCCTCGCACGCAGGGCAGCCGATCTGACCACGGAGGGCGTGATCGCCGGTGCGGGACGTTTCATGCCCGTAGGCGCAGCGGAACCGATAGCGGGCGTCCCTGCCGCGCCATTCGTTGTCCAGAAGGGTGTGGCCCTTCTGCGCCAAGCGCTCGCGTAGCCTGGCCAGATGTGTTGATGGTCCCACTTCAGTGTCCCTGTCGGGTTCTTGACCGCTAGGTGCTCGAAAACTGCCCGTCAAATCCCCGGACTGGCCGTGCCACCCATCGTCCCACGGTAGGCCCCTGAGCGCATCGCCTTATACACAACTGCCGTCATTCCCGCCTGCGCGTAGCGCGTGCAAAGTCTTGGCTGCGACATGAACCTCTTTG